GGCTCGTCTTTTGGAGGTTCGAGACGGTGATGCGCATCGCAAGGGTCTCGTAGTCCGGGTGCTCGGTGATCATCCCGATAGCCACCTCGGCGCTCAGGGTATCGATTTCGCTTGTAGAAATGCCGTCATACAGGGACGCAAAGACCTTCTGGGCCACCTTGTCCGGCTGGACGTTCAGGGGCTCAAACTCCGGAGGCGCGTTCAACTTGCTGATGCGCCGAGTCACCTTGTCGAAGAGCATCTCCACATGGTCACCAGAGCGCTTGATGACCCTCATTGTTAACAAAGCGCCGAGTATTTTTATCCCAGTTTATCTCAATGGACGAGCGTGTGAAACGCCTCGGTGTTCAGACACCCTTGAGTTTGGCTTTCTTTTCGGAATTCAATCGGGAATTGATCCACAACGATATCATCTCGGCCATCCGGGAAAAGACGGGCTATACCATCAAGCGCCAGAACGACTTTGACCTTCAGGCCCTTATGCGCAAGGTGTACACGGACCTGGTCCAGGACCCAATGTCTGAAGTGACTGGCCAGGTGTCCCGTATGAACAAGCAAGTGGTCAAGGAGGCCACCTCGACTATTTCGACCGGAATGCTTCAGCAGCTCGTGTACATGCGCGACATCTCGGCCAACCCCGTGCCCCTCGCCGTGCCCATCAGCACGAGCACCTATGGAAACAAGCTTCCGTACAACACGAAAATATCTTTCTAGATATAAATGCGTGTGTTGACTATTCTGTTCCTGTGCTGCTTCGCCCTGTGCACCCTCGGCTGGTTCCAAACGAGCGTGTGTAGTACGGACGACCCCATCAACCACCCGACTCCGTGCTCGCGTTTGTTCGGTCTTATGGGAACCGTGGTGTGCGTCGGCGCCACGTGGTACATCCTCTCTGCGAAAAAATAAACCACAGACCATAGAAAGGGATGGTCAAAGCCCTCGATGATATCCTCATCGGGTTCTTCATTTTCTTTGCCATCGAACGCTCCGTGAAGCTCTTCAGTAACGGGGTGGTCGAACCATGGGCCGAAAAGAAAATGTACTCGAGAAAATCAGTCGAAAATTGGAAGCTTTTGGCCGAACTCACGGCGCTGCTCTTGGCGGCCTATATCGTTTTCAAAAGCCGACGTCTCGTGTCCAAGATTAACAGAGCTTAGAGCAGTGCCACGTAAACTTGTTAATGAATAAATTCAAGGATGAGACTGCAGCTCTCTGTCGAGTCAAGGGGTGGGACAAGGCTCCCGTAAGCATAGTGTGGATGCTCCTCAATGAGGAGATGGGTGAACTCGCCTCGAGTATTCGCCAGAACCAGAGGATTTACAAAAAGACGGGACTGAAGAAGGACCGGGGTATCGACGTGGCGATGGAGATGGGTGATGTGTTCAGTTACCTCTTCCAGTTAGCCCACATGCTCAACATCGACCTTGACACGATGTGGGAACTCCATCGGCAGAAGGTCCAGACCAAAACATACAAAAATAATGTAAGTGTGTATTAATATGGCGACGGCCTATATGATCAGCGATGATCTGCACATAAACCACATCAACCCGTACACGTGGTCTGGCGCGTACGGTGTCAACACCGATGGCTTCCCGAAGAACTTGCCCATGGATGGCTCGTACACGACCCAGATTGACGAGACGCCCATGGAGACCAGCGGTCGCCCGGACCTCGATGGGGACATGAACTTCAACTTCTCAGGCCCGATGTACGTTAAAGAGTCTGAGTCTAAGCCCGCGCCTTTTCGGCCGTTCCCAGCGCGAAAGTTTGAGTACTCTGACGGTACCGTGTCGTGGTACCGGCCGTACCTTCCGTGGCCCTGGATGGGCAAGGGAGGGGACGGGGCTCGAGGGGCGAGTCAGAAAGCCATTGAACGATTTTTCCGCGACAATTCGTTCCTGATCCTGCTCGTCCTCCTCATCATGGTTTTGTACGTCACTTCTAAAAAGAAGTAACTTTGGGGGCGACAACTTTCACCAATTTTGAAGCTAAATTTTCCTTTTCGGTTTTTGACCGTTCATTCAACTTGGGGCATTCGTGTACCTCGAGTTGAATGCACTTTGCACAAAAAGACCCGAGACACTCACGACACTTGAGAAACTTGTTCTTGTGGGCACACGTCGGCATCTTGGTCGCCAGAACCTGTGTCCACGCCTCCTCCACGGTCGCCATCTACTAGTTCACATACAATTTCATTCTTAAACTTGGGATCGTCCCACGGAACCGGGTCATCGAGAAGTTCACACAGGCCCTCGACCCGACCCTTTTGGACGCGACCCCAGACAGCCTGGATGGCCGGTAGACGCTCTTTGAACCACTCACGGTCTCGCTGGACCCGGACCACGACGAATTCTGGTTCGGAATTCTCATCCTTTGCTGGGCGGTACTGCACAAAGTCACACTCCTCAAGGTCAGTCACCTCAAGCAAGAGTTGGACCTGGGGCCAGTAGTGCTTCGGGACCTTGGGCTCAATCTTCCTGGTCAGAGGGCACTTAATTTCAATCAGTAATCCGTCCTCCGTGATTCCATCTGGAGATCCGCCGAGCCATGGGTAGTCCCGGTGTTGCACGATACCAATCTCCCTCGTCTTGCGTCCGGTCTTTTGGTCGTACAGTTCACGGACCAGAGGCTCGAGGGCCGTTCCGTGGGCCGTGGCGGCGTTCCCGGCCCACGTCGTTCGGAGCACCTTTTTCTTCACAAAGGCATCAGGGGACTCGTAGTGGTTCTCTCCGATGGCGCTTGCCACGTCGCTCGCAGTGATCATGTTCTCACGGAGCGCGAGCCACTCGGGCGTGCGTTGCTCAGCATACTCGGCCGAGAGCAGCTCATGGGCTCGCTGAACTGTTATAGGTTTTTCGAGGGACATTCTTATTTTTAAAACGAGGGTCAGTTTTAAGCACAATCTCTGCGGCGTTTTGCTCAGCCTGCTTTTTCGTCAAGGCGAACCCGGAGCCACACTCTAGGCCTTCGACGATGACGGTGATGAAAAACTGTCCGTTGATGTTGCCATCGACTCGGTATTCGGGCAAGGCGTACTTGAGAGCCTGACACCAACGCATCAGCTGGTCCTTGTAGTTGTCGTCAGCCAGAGACGTCTCCACCTTGGAAAAGATCCCAAGAATGAAGTTCCGGGCGTGGACCATCCCAAGGTCCAGGTAGATGGCGCCGACGAGCGCCTCAAAGACATCCTCCATAATGTGGTCATTCGTCGTCCAGTTGTTCATTTCGCCCTTCTGGTCCATGAGCACGTGTTCGTGCAACTTCAAACGCTTCGATATTTCACACAAGGTTTTGCCCCTGACCATCTTCGTCCGGGCCTTCGTGAGAAAGCCTTCCTGCTCCTTCTCATGAAGGTCAAAAAGGTGTTTCGTAATGACGAAACCCAACACAGAGTCTCCCATAAATTCGAGAGTTTCATAGGAACCAGTCAGCCCCGAGTAACGTTTCGTGGCTGACTTGTGCGTGAAAGCTCGACGATACAAGTCGATGTTTTTGATTTTTGTACCCACCAACTCATTCAGGTACTCCCTGGAGAGTTCAGGTGGCGTTTCCATCTTTGTTTACAAGGTGTTTAGATTTTTAAGCCTTGGCAACCTTCGGACGAGACTTCTTCTCCTTCGGAGGAGCAGCAGCGTCAGAGGGACCCGCCTCGGTCGCCGCAGGCGCCGTCTCCTTCTTCGCCCGGGGCTTCTTCTCGGTCACCTCCGGCTTGGGCTCCTTGATGTAGTGCTTGTTCATGTACCGCTGGATGTTCAGGAACGTCAGCTGAATGTCAGGAGGAACGTCCAGCAGACCCTTCAGCTTGTCATCCATGTTGATCTTCTGACCCTCCTTCAGACCGTGGGCCTCAAAGTACTTGTTCATGTGGTTGCCCACCTGAGCACGAGAGATGAGCTCATCGGGGCCCAGACCCAGGAACTCGCGCAGCTCAGGAGACACCTTCTGGGGCTTGTTGAACCCATTGTTTGCAGTACGGGCCGCCGCCTTCTCACCCGACGGGTCCTCGATGTACTGACGAATCTTGCGGATATCCTTGCGCAGAGCCTCAATCTTCTTGTCCAGAGTCTCGAGAGTCACGGGGGTAGGGGTGGCCATTTTCTACTGTATGTGGTACCCTGGCCTTTAAGTCCGTTTAGTCCAGGAACCCAGCGGCCAAAAAGATGATGACTAAAAATAGAGCAAGTTTCATCAACACTTCCCAGACTTTGACGTCAGGAGGGGGTCGGGCCCCTCCAAAGTCATTCTGTTGGGTCGATGTTATCTTGGATTGATGAGGAAGAATAGGGGTCCCGCCCGCCGTCCCACCACTCGAGGCGCCCCCATTCCCCATGTTCTTGCCAAAGCCATCAGGAAGTGCGACGCCTCCAGTCCTGTGCAATTCCATCTCCAAATTCTGAGACTGTCCTATGTTTGAACATCTCGGGACGCAGCATCCCGTATTGCACGGATACACGAGACCCGTCTGACGGTCTATGAAGGCGCAAATCTGTGCCCAGGGATCCAGGGGGTCTGCCAAACAAACACACCCCTTATTGAGAAACTCCTGGTTGCACGTTGCGTCCATCTAATATTAAAGAAGAAATTAGTACATAATACAGTGATGGAGTACGCCAAGCCTCAGAAGCTTCCCGATGGTCGGTATTTTCTGAAGATTACATCGAACGGATCGGCGGTTCGCCACCAGGTGAACGGTCTGACGCTCCAGGACAATCTCGATGCCCGCCACCCCAACTTTGAGGTGGCTGACGCAGCCCTGTTCACGAGCATCGACGAGGAGATTCTGACCAAGGCCAAGGAGCACAAGCAGGAGTGGTTCGGCAAGGAGCTCAGCGACGAGACCATCGTGAGCGCTTTCCAGGAGAGCGTGACTGATGGCGTCCTTGGCACGTCCTTGGCCGTTCTGCGCGGTGAGGTGGTGACGCTCGCGTTTGACACGGCCAAGCAACCTCTGAAGCTCGAGGATGTCAAGTCGGGTACCAAGTGTGACGTGGTCCTCGAGCTCTCAGGCCTGTGGTTCCTGAAAAAGTCCTTTGGGCCCATCTGGCGCGTGGTCCAGGTCCGTGTCCGCACGCCCGTGTCCAAGGTTTTGCCCCAGGAGTACATGTTCACGGATGAGCCCGAGGTCGAGGAGAATCCGGCCGATTACCTGGACTGACGGGAAAAAATATCCGAACTTAGTATAAAATGGATCGCAAGGGCCTGGCGATACTGGTTCTGGCCGCCGTCATTCTTCTGCTTCTGGTCAGCCCGCGGCGCAGCGGGTACTCGCACAGCCCCTCCGGCCCGACCGGCTTTAACCTTGGGAACACCTTGTACGGTGCCATTGGCGCGACGGGGTCCCAGGGCCGCGAGTCATCGGGTGGGGAGGCGGGCATCCAGGGTTCCGCGGGTCTGATGCCGGCCGACTTTGCCACTGGTGCAGGCAAGCCGGCCCCGGCCACGTCCGCAGCTCTGATTCCCCGTGAGGTGGTCCAGACCGAGGACTTTGGCCAGTTCAGCCCGGATGCTATCCTGTCTGGACAGAACTACCTGGACCCTCGCAGCCAGATTGGGTACCCCGAGACTCTGGGCGGCAACCTGCGTAACGCTAACCGCGACTTCCGCAGCGAGCCATTGAACCCCCGCACCCCAGTGAGCATCTTCAACCTCAGCACCATTCCTCCGGACGTCATGCGCCCGAAGTTTGAGATTGATAATGAGTACGCCTAGTCCAGTTCCGAAGGAACTGTCCGCCCCACCTCGAGCCCAAGTCCTGCGGACTTGACCGTCATTCCCCGCGCCATCAAATAGTTAAAAAAATAACGCGTCCTTTCAGAAATGGACTTTAAGAACGCCATGACTGAGTGGGTCACCTTGAAGGCCCAGTTGGCCGCAGCTCGCAAAGATCTCAGCGTTTTGAACAAGCGTGAGAAGGATCTTCGCAAGTTTGTGACGACACACATGAAGCAGAACGAGATTGATACCGTCAAGGTCAAGGAGAAGGTCAAGGTCAATTTGAAGACGAAAAAGACCAAGGGTGCCATCACCAAGAATGTCATTCTCGAGGGTCTGCGCAAGTTTTTCGGAGGGAACGAGGCCCAGGTCGAGGGGGCCTGGAACGCCATCCAGGACGCGGCACCGACCAAGGAGACGCCTTCCGTGTCCGTGACAGGGCTTAAGGATCTGTGACGTAATATACTCAAGTAAAAATGGGCGTCAACGATGAGTATTCTCGTGACGCGTATGCAGGCGACCATTACGCCTATGATTCGGACGACTCGGACGACTTTGACTCTCAGCTGGACCCGGAAGACTGGCAAGACGTGTACTCACAGGAGCTTCTGAACGGCTGGATGACCATCAGGTACTGGCTCGAGTCTCAATATCTTCCGGTCAAGACCACGTACAATTCATTTGTAGAATTCGTCATCAATCCAGTACCATGGTTCACGACCGACGAGCCGGGTCCCACGTGTCTCGCGATGTGGGACGAGATTGCAAAGATCCAGGTCATCAGGGAGCGTGTGGACCGCGAGCACTTCACGGGCTGGTTCAAATATAATGTGGAATAATATCAAATGTTCGACATCACTGGACCCAAGGTGCTGGCCCCGGCCCTCCTGTTTGCCATCCTGAGCCCGGGTATGCTTCTGGCTTTGCCTCGCGGTGCCGGTCTGCCCGTCCAGGCCCTGGTGCACGCCGTGGTACTGGCCGTCGTGTACTGGGCCATTGCCAAGTACGTCCTGCGCGTCAGCCTGACCACCACCGATCTGGTCGTGCCGGCTCTGCTGTTCGTGCTCCTGACTCCGGGCATCCTTCTGACTCTGCCCCCGGGCTCTGCTGGCGTCTTTATGAGCCGTCAGACCAGTGCTCTGGCCGTGGGTGCGCACACTCTGGTCTTTGCGATCGTCTTTGCTCTGCTGCGCGGTACGTTCCCCCAGTACTACTAAATTCCTCTTGAAAATGTAGAATGGTCAAGTACCTTGTGATTGGTCCAGGAGCCATGGGCTATTTCACGTTTCTAGGTGCTTTGACCAAGTTAAAACAAACCGGACAGCTCGAGGATCTCGAAGAGATTTCAGGAGCTTCAGCCGGTGCCTTATTGGCCTGCCTGTTTTGCGCGACGAAAGGAGACTTGACCAAGGTTTTGGACTATTCCATCGACGTGCCCGTGAAACAGATTATGAAACCAAATTTGACGTCTTTCCTCAAAAATTATGGCCTCGTGTCACACGCCAAGCTCAGAAAGGTGTTCCAGAGCACGTTCCAGCGCTTTATGGATCGCGAGGACATCACTTTTAAAGACCTCTGGGACTGGTACCCGATAAAGCTCCACGTGGCGTCGTACTGCGTCGACTCGATGAAGACGGTGTACTTTTCGGTCGACACGACCCCTTCTATGAGCGTTCTCGATGCTCTGTGCGCCTCGGTCGCCGTCCCGTTCCTCATTTCCAGTGTAAAATTGAAAGACAACTGGAACTACATAGACGGTGGGACGGTCGAGGCGACCCCAGGGGCCCCGTTTCTCGGGAAACCGATCGAGTCTGTTTTGACCATTGGGATGGTCATCACGCGGTACCCAGAGATTCGAGACCTCCGGAGTTATGCGACCCAGATGCTCCGCGCAACCATGGCCCTGCGTCACGTCTACGAGTATCCAGCGATACGCCTCGAGTGTGATGAGGCGTTCGATTTCGGTATGAGTCAGGAGGTGAAGCTCCGGCTCTTCCTCTCAGGATTTTCTCACGGTCTAGTAACAATATGAAGAGTATCATGCGTTCCGGGTACACCCAGGTCCGTTCTCGGAAGAGAATCACCGTGCGTCGCAAGGATGGCACGTCGTACTCGTACGTGCGCAAACCGGGCAAGACCCGCGTGCGTGCCGCGCCCATTCCGGATGTCGGCGCGGCCGGGAAGGGCTCCAAGCTCATCGGCAAGCTCAAGGGTGGTATGTTGACCAAGTACGGGTACCACCCGGTCGAGGCGATGACCAACCGTCACAAGGCGCTCTCAAAGGGCATCTCCAAGGGTGAGAAGCCCCTGAGCGTGATGCGCCGTCTCGTGGCCATCAGCACCCTGACCAAGCGGACCCTGCCCCGTGCGTCTCGCATCTACAAGGCGGACGCTATGTGGATCCGGTCCAAGTACGCGTCTCGTTTTGGACGCCGCCTATAAATAATGTCACTAGACAGTAAGATGTCGGCGTCACCAGTCCGTCACAACGCTCGTCTCGCTTTTCAGACGGAAATTCGGGACGCCCTGAGTAACAGCCGAGGCCGTGAAGCGTCCGTGCGTCGGGTCCTTCGGAGGCACCGCGGTCCTGCCTTGTCGTTTCTGAGTCGTTCGACTCTTCGGCGACTCCTTTTGGCGCTAGGATACACGGCCGCAGTCGCCACGGCCGCTACACACTGGCCGAGTCCTCCCCGTGGAGGTGCTCAGGCGTTCGTAGCGACTCCTGCAGGGAACGCCACGGTCAACGCTCGCTCGTGGGCCCAACGTGCGTGGAACGCCGCCCCGAGCCGCACGCGCATCATAAACGTCGTAGGAGCCGGAGCGGCGGCGGCCAATCCCTTGTTGGCTATTCGATGGATCACCGCGTCGGTCACGAGCCGGAGCATAGACGCCGTGGACCGTCAGATTGTGCATATGGAAGCCTCCGTCAACAAGGCCCGGGCCCAGATTGACATGTACGTGTCGTGGACCATATTCATCGCCTTTTTGGCCGTCATTTCACACTTTATTCCGCCCATCGTGCGTAACGTTCGCCGGACCGTCAACGTGCTTTTGACTGGGAACGCCGAGCAAGTGCTGACTTTGGCGGGTAACACGACGCGCCACGCGCTCGAGGCGCCCCGGGCCCGTGGACGGTCTCGTTCCAGGTCCCGGTCTCGGTCGCGCCAGGTTGCGGCTCGGACCTTGCGTATCGGTGCCGGTGCTCCCGTCAAGCGTTTGACTTTGCCAGCGTCCGTGCAGAAGCACACGGTTCGACGGTTGCCTACAAACACTGAACTCCTTGCACGTCTCGGCTAATTTCTGAAGAAATATAAATGAAGGTTGGTCAAGTCAAAGATGGCATGGCCGCACTCATGTTTCTGGTGGCGCTCGGACTCGCGCTCACCAGACGCATTACCCAGCCCCTCTTGGTCCTCGGGCTCGTGGTCGGCTTTCTTGTTGACGCCTTTTTCACGTTGAACCCTGATTGGCACTGTCGCGAGACGGACGGAGGCTGGCCTGTTTGGGTCCTGCGGTTCCAGCTTATAGCTTTTGTGCTCTTGATAGTTATTTATGGAAAGTGAAGTGAGGCGCTTGGCCCAACACATATGGGACTCTCTCGGTCCAGGATACTCAGAGTCCGTGTACCACTGCGCCTTTGAAGTGGCGCTTCGGTCGGAAGGGGTTCCCTACGAGACGGAGCGCATCATCCCCGTCTTTTACCAGGGCCAAAACGTGGGACACGTTCGGGCCGATCTCATCCTACGCAACTCGGTCGTTCTGGAACTCAAGTCGGTCGCGCGCCTTACGGATGCGTACCGAATTCAGACCCGGAATTATCTCAAGCTCCTTGGTCTCGAGACTGGATGTCTCATCAACTTTCCTGATCGCAATTCACCCATGGAATTCGAAGTGATCACGCTGTCTTCAAAAACTCCCACTGAAGTTCTCTACATATCTTCTCCCAAATCTGATCCTGAATGTACAGTTTCTCCTTCGACTTGAGGAGCGGGAAGCACGGGAGGTAGTCGTCCTCGCCGAGCAACTCGCAAAACTTGTACAGGACGTACGAGTAACTTAGAAAATTTTTCCTATTTGCAGGCTTGTGCTTTTCGAACGGGGCCTGTATGACGTGGAACATGAGTCGGAGCTTATCCTCGAGGGCCTGCGTCATGGTAGGGGGCTGGATCCCGTTTAGAATAGTCGTAATGTACGGTGCGTGCTCATAGTACTTGGCCTTGTTGAGTTTCTTGAGGAGCTCTCTGACTTTTTCATGTGTAATGTCCGAGAGCTCTTTTATCTTCATCTTTTTAAACTCTGACCGAAGTTGCTCTATAACTTCCACTGGGACACTCGTCGATTCTTTTGCTTGAAACTGACTTATCCATTCGTTAAAGTGATTCTCACGCTTGTATGAATACACGACGTTATTTTCCCGGTCTTGCTCATCCTTGAAACCCACGTTTTCGCCGAGGACGTGTTCTACCGATCCGCACTCTGTGCATATCTCGTCTGACGTGATATCATCAAATATTCGAGTGTACATTTTTCCACACTGACGACAAGGCTTTTCGTGCATCTGTGTTTTGGGGTGCATGTCCCAGTCATTTTCAACCTCTCGCATGTACTTTTTGTAAATTTCTCCACGCTGGACACCTTTTCGTGAAGAAACCTTGAGGTTTGCGACCCGAGTGGTCACTTCGCTCGGGGGAGCCTCGCTTTTCGTGTACTCGAGAAGCACGGGGACACAACTTAATAAAAAACTCACCTTTTCATCTTCGTTTTGGCAGGCATCAAGTCTTTCTTTATACCGAGCCTCCATAAACTCTTACTATTTTCTTGTTTTTAAATAAGATGGTTCCGGTTCTTGGAACGGCCCTGTTGGTCGCGGCTCTGACGGGTCTCCAGATTGTGGCCCAGAAGCACGTCGCCCAAGCCCTGAGTCACCACACGCTCATGGTCGTGACATCCATAGGGTACTTTGTGCTGAGCCTGTTGTATCTCGGCTGGCACCAGGAACTCATACTGAAAGAGATTCGTGAGCTCGTGGTCCCAATCATTTTGGTCCTTCTCGGGGCCATCGTCGTTGGTTTTATTGCAAATATTCTGTACTTTTCTATTATTCGACACGGTCAGATTTCAGTGGTCACGGCGCTCACGAGCACTGCACCCATCTTTGTCGCTGGCCTGGCCTTCCTGGTACTCAAGGAGGCTCTGACACCCAAGCAGATTGCGGGCATCGCCGCCGTCGTCGGAGGGACCGTGCTCTTGGCCTAGTCCGCCTTTGGTGCCAAGTAAAACTTGAGGTCGCCGAGGTTTGCAATGGTGTACCTGAAGATGATGGGCATATTCTCATTCTTCGAGTCTTGCATGAGTTGAACGCTTGCACACATGTTGGTCGCCTTGGTGAACAAGTTGATATATTTGAGGCTAAATACCGACCCGGATCGTCCAACAGACTCGGGAAACTCGAGGATAGTCTCTTGCTCGGCATAGTCACCCTTGCAACTCAGGGTCAACTTGGTCCCTTCACGGATGATGGCCATGTCCTGAGCCAAGTTCCCCATATCGCGGGTGATGCGCTGAAAGTCAATGGACGGAATAGTCGTCACGACGTTCATCTGAATATCCGGCAAGTCGAGAATGTCCTCATTAATGTCCAGGAGCTTGAGACGAAACTTGGTCGAAGACTTTTTGACGGGATTTTCGATGAAAATATCCATATAGTCCCTGTCGTGCACATCGATGGTCAACGTGTCCGTGCCCGAGATGGACTTGAGGAGCTTGTACATTGTGGTCATGTTGAGTCCTGCAGCAATAGGCACGGGGCACACGTACTCTTCAAAGTTCTCAGACCCGAGGGTCATATCGACCAGCGTGACTCGGGCCGTGTCGAGTGTCAGGATATTCATCCCCTTGGCCGTAAAGTACACATTCACATCGTTAATAATGTCCTTCAGGACCTCGAATACCGACTTGAGTGCGGATGCTTGAATCGTTTTAAGATGCATCCTTGGCAATTAGGGATCCCAATTCTCTATCTAGCCTTTTGGAACGCGTCAGTAACACTCATCGCAATTTTCTCCTCCAATTCGGGGGTGAGTCGGGGCTGGAGTGTCTCCCCGTACCGATCAAGTTCAAACATGTTTTGGGCCGCGTCCGTTCCGTCGAGGTTTGTGACGAAACTCGCCGGAGCGTCCCACGATTCAAACTCGGCGGGTATCATGGACTGGAGCCACGCCTTGACTTCCCCGCCCACCTTCATGACCCCGTCGTTGGTCACGAGAGTCGGAACCTTTGTAATCTTCTTCGACGGGACTCCTTGTGAAGTCACATTGTGAAACCGGACAATCTCAAGAAGGGACGGCTGACTCTTGATGTATTGCATGATATCCATAGACCATTTGCACTTGTCTGAATAGACCAGTAGAGCCATTCCTACTACCAAGCCAGTTTTTTGGCCCTGAAGTTTTTCGCAGTTCCTAGTAATATGAAGGCTGACGCGAGCATCCTCGGTCTTGCCGCCATCGCCCTCTTTTTGATCTGGAATTCGAAGAGCTCAGGCTCCGAGTACAGTCAGGAGTACATCACGGCCGAGCGCGTCCCGCCTGACGTGACCCAGAGTATCATCGAGTCTATCCAAACCAAGAACCCTGACTTTGTGCCCCTTGAGACGATATTCATTAACCACCAAGGGGACGGCACATATCTGTCCCGTTTCATGTTCATGAACACGCGTCACTTTTACGGGACCCAGCTGGATGTTCAGGCGCGTGTGACCAAGGATGGGAACGTCGATATTTTGACCCAAAAAGAGGCGGTCGTATCTGACTATGCCAAGGCGTACAAGCCTGACATGTACCAGCCGTACAAGGAGATCCAGGACGCCATAGACAAGCAGCTCAAGTACGCCCTGTCTCAGCCCATCACCACCCCGCCCCTTGATGCGTACAGACGCTAAAGCACAAATTCCGCGTCAAAAATATGAGTGTATTGAGTGCCAGTGAAGTGGCCGCAATGGAAAAGGCCCGGGCCGATGTCAAAAAGGAGACGTATCGGGCCATCCTGGAGCAATTCTCGCGCAAAATTCGCGTGTCCCATGAGCTCGGTCAAAAGACGGCGGATCTCATGGTCCCCCCGTTCGTCATCGGCTTTCCCAAGTACGACTTGGCCAAGGCGGTGACGTACATGGCTCGTCAGTTGATAAAACTCGGATACGGTGTGGAGCTCACGGGACCGGTCCATCTCCGCGTCACGTGGGACCGGCCAGTGACCCGACGGGACGAGACAGTCATAATAGATGATGACCCTGTCGATATTCTCCCAGGTCTTATGAACCTTCAAAAAGTTGCGCAAAAGCTTCGGAAGAAATAATAGACGCACATCAATAATGGACCTCCTCAACGAGTCCGAACGCCGGTTTACCAAAAAGCTCTGTGACGCCATGATTCCCGTGATGATTACTGCATTCTGGGAAATATGGCTCGAGGCCAAGAAGGAGGTCCAGGACAAAAAGAGCAAGAATGTGACCCTCGTGTTCCAGGAGCTCCTGCGGGCCATCAAGACCTGGAACTCTTCAATTTCCCTCAAAAATACGGAGGCTATCGTCAAGGCTCAACCCCTGTTCCCCAACTTGCTTGCGGCCGTCTTTGTCATCCACGTCAAGATTCTCAGTGCGATCCGGACCGACAAAAAGTCTAAAAAGATTTGCATCAAGCTCCCTCAAAATGACGTGTTTGTCCAGCGGTGCTACGAGGCGTGTGCCAAGGATCTGTACGAGGACCCGTATGTCATCACAGAATTTCACTCGGAAGTTGAGAGGAACGAGAACCTGACCAAGCGATTTACCAAGCACATCATGCAGGTCATCGAGGACCTCGTTCCGACGGCCGAGATTCTGCAGACGTACTTGCCCTTGCCAGCAGCCGGTGAAGACTTGAACCTGGATCACGAGGATGAGGACCCAGAGGCGG